TTTGGACGTAAGGCAAAACATTTAATGGACAGTGAAGAATACAAAGATGTATTTCCAACAAGACTCCAGGAAGATAGTAAAGCCGCCGGTCGCTGGCAAACAGCACAAGGTGGAGAATATTTTGCAGTTGGTGTCGAGGGAGCAGTTACAGGTCGTGGTGCAGATTTACTTATTATAGATGATCCACACTCAGAGCAAGATGCCATGAATGTCAAATCATTAGAGCGTGCTTATGAATGGTACACATCAGGACCTAGACAAAGACTTCAACCGGGTGGAGTAATTGTATTGGTAATGACAAGATGGAATACAAAAGATTTAACAGGAATGCTGCAAGCGGCACAAGCTGCAGACCCCAAAGCAGACCAATGGGAACTGGTTGAGTTTCCAGCAATCCTACCATCTGGTAAACCAGTGTGGCCAGAGTACTGGGAAATAGAACAATTATTAAATGTTAAAGCATCAGTTGCACTTCCAAAATGGAATGCACAGTATATGCAAAACCCTACTTCAGAAGAAGGTGCTTTAATTAAAAGAGACTGGTGGAAGAAATGGCCAGAAGATCAAGGCATTCCTCGTTGTGAGCATGTTATACAATCTTATGATACTGCTTTTCTTAAAAAAGAGACTGCCGATTTTAGTGCAATAACAACTTGGGGTATTTTTCGTAAGAATGAGGATAGTCCTCCACAAATGATCTTATTAGATGCAGTCAAAGAAAGATTTGAATTTCCAGAACTTAGACGTGAGGCTTTAAAACTATATAAGTATTGGGAACCAGAAACTGTTCTAATTGAGGCAAAAGCTGCTGGACTCCCTTTAACCCACGAACTTCGTAATATGGGAATTCCTGTAGTGAATTTCACACCCTCACGTGGAAACGATAAACACTCTAGAGTTAATGCATGTGCTCCTCTATTTGAAAGTGGTCAAATTTGGGCTCCCACTCATTTACAATTTGCTCAGGATGTTATAGAAGAATGTGCATCATTTCCTTTTGGAGATAATGACGATTTAGTAGACAGTACTACACAAGCCGTATTAAGATTTAGACAAGGAGGATTTTTGAACCATCCAGAAGATTATAAAGATCCTAAAAAAGAACTTGTCGTAAAAGAGTATTATTAATGAAAAACCCAACTCTCGTTAAAAACATGAAACATGTTAAATGGAAACAGATTCCTCCATTAAGGGGCCCGGACCCTAGAGGCTTGATTAAAGAAGATAAACAATATAAACAAGATAAATTGGAGAAAATAAATGGCAGACGTAGATAAATCATTACCTAATGTAAGAAATAGTGTGACTGTACCTTCGGACGAAGAGCAGATTGAAGTTCAAACTAAAATTCAAGAATCAATACCTAGTTCTGAAAATTCTGAGATTATAGAAAACGAAGATGGTTCGGTTGATATTAATTTTGAACCTGGCGCTGAGGCTCCAGAAGCAGGCGACCAGCATTATTCAAACTTAGCTGTCCTTTTACCAGACTCTATTTTAACTCCTCTAGGATCTGAATTACATGGCAATTTTACTGATTACAAAGAATCTCGTAGAGAGTGGGAAAGATCTTATACTAAAGGTTTAGATTTATTAGGATTTCAATTTGAACAACGTACACAACCTTTCCAAGGAGCGAGTGGTGCAACGCATCCAGTATTAGCTGAAGCTGTTACACAGTTTCAAGCACAAGCATACAAAGAATTATTACCAGCAGATGGCCCAATTAGAACTCAGATACTAGGAAAGCCTACTCCTGAAAAGGAGGATCAAGCAACTAGGGTCACTAACTTCATGAACTATGAAATTATGAATGTTATGAAAGAGTATGAACCAGAATTTGACTCTATGTTATTTTATCTGCCATTAGCAGGTTCAACATTTAAAAAAGTTTATTATGACGATCTATTAGGAAGAGCCGTATCTAAATTTATCCCTGCGGATGATTTAGTGGTTCCTTATTCAGCAACTTCACTAGAAGATGCAGAAGCTATTTGTCATGTATTAAAGATTTCAGAAAACGATTTGCGTAAACAACAAGTTGGAGGTTTTTATAGAGATATAGAACTTCATGCGCCTTCTTCGGAAGAATCTGAAATTAAAAAAAAAGAGAGAGAACTAGAGGGAGTTAGAGCAACAGGTTATCAAAAAAACGATTCAATGTTTACATTGATTGAATGCCATGTTGATTTAGATCTTGAAGGTTTTGAAGACAGAGGTGAGGACGGTATGCCAACGGGTATTAAACTTCCTTACATTGTAACAATAGATACTTCTTCTAGACAAGTTTTATCTATAAGAAGAAACTATAAAGTGGATGATCCCAAGAAAAAGAAAACTCAATACTTTGTGCATTTTAAATTTTTGCCGGGTTTAGGTTTTTATGGTTTTGGATTAATTCATATGATTGGTGGTTTGACAAGAGCAGCCACGTCAGCGCTTAGACAATTAATTGATGCAGGGACATTATCAAATTTACCTGCAGGATTTAAACAGAGAGGGATTCGTGTAAACAACGATGCTCAATCTATTCAACCCGGTGAGTTTAGAGATGTAGATGCACCTGGTGGAAATATCAAAGATGCTTTCATGATGCTGCCTTACAAAGAACCTTCACAAACTTTATTACAGTTGATGGGTATTTGTGTTTCAGCAGGACAGAGATTCGCATCAATTGCTGACATGCAGGTTGGTGATGGGAACCAACAAGCAGCTGTTGGTACAACTGTAGCTCTATTAGAACGAGGTTCAAGAGTGATGTCAGCAATCCACAAAAGACTCTATGCATCGATGAAAAATGAATTTAGTTTATTGTCGAATGTGTTTGGAACTTATCTTCCTCCAGTATACCCTTACGATGTAGTAGGTGGTAATAATCAAGTCAAACAAACTGACTTTGATGATAAAATAGACATCTTACCTGTTGCAGATCCTAATATATTTTCTTCAACTCAAAGAGTATCTATTGCACAAACAGAATTACAATTAGCACAATCTAATCCACAACTACATAACTTGTATGAAGCATATAGAGACATGTATGTAGCCATTGGTGTAAAAAATATTGACACTATTTTGCCACCACCAGAACAACCAGCTCCAAAAAACCAAGCTTTAGAACATATTGATGCTTTAGCTGGCAAACCTTTTCAAGCTTTTACAGGTCAAGACCATCAAGCACACATTTCGGCGCATTTATCGTTTATGAGTAGTTCGATGGCACAAAATAACCCTTTAGTTATGACTTCATTGGAGAAAAACATCTTTGAACACATAAATTTAATGGCAGATGAGCAAGTTCAATTAGAATTTAGAGATAAAATTGCACAAGTACAACAAATTCAACAACAAATGCAACAAGATCCACAAATGCAACAACAAATGCAGTCTAATCCACAAATGCAACAACAAATGCAGGCACAACAACAACAATTACAAATTGAAATTGAATCTCGTAAGGCTGTTTTGATTGCAGAGATGACAGAAGACTTTATTAAAGAGCAAAAAGAAGCAATGGGTGATTTTGGCAATGATCCATTAGTTAAACTAAGAGCTAGAGAGCTTGATCTTAAAGCTCAAGAAAATATGAGAAGACAAAAAGAAGATGACAACAGATTGAACCTAGATAAAATGAAAAGTTTGATGAATCAAAATCTTCAAGAAGATAAAATGGAACAACAAGAAGATCTTGCTGTTTTAAGAGCAACAACTTCTCTTGAAAAACAAAAAATGTCCAATAGAGCTAAAATGAAAAATGATAAAATGAAACAACAAGATGTAAGAATTTTAAAACGACCTAGGAGTTAATTATGGCAAGACAAGGACTATACGCAAACATCAATGCTAAGAAAAAAGCAGGTACATCAAAAAGTAAAGCTAAAAGTACTATCACACCTAAAGCTTATGCTAATATGAAAGCAGGGTTTCCAAATAGTAAAAAAAATAAGGCTAAAGTATAATGAGAACTACTCTTGGAATGGGAGCAGTTCGTTCCTCTTTTAAAAGAGGAGGAAGTCCAGCTTGGACTCGAAAAGAAGGTAAATCAGAGTCGGGTGGATTAAATGCTAAAGGCCGTGCATCTTACAACAAAGCTACGGGTGGAAATCTAAAGGCACCTCAACCAGAAGGTGGATCTAGAAAAAAATCTTTTTGTGCCCGAATGAAAGGCATGAAGAAAAAATTAACATCAGCTAAAACAGCTAATGATCCAGATTCAAGAATAAATAAAGCTTTAAGAAAGTGGAAGTGCTAATGCCATTTAAATCTGAAAAACAAAGAAAATTTATGTTTGCTAACGAACCCGAGATAGCAAAAAAATGGGCTAAAGAATATAATCAAGGTGGTGTTGCTTCTATGTTTAGAAAAAAATTAGAAGACGGAGATTTATCTCCCGAAATTATTTCACAAATAGAATCGATGGCAGCAACAGGAGCCGATGCCTCTACAATTTCAACTTTAGTTGGAGTTAGTGAAGAACAAGTTAATAATGTTTTAATGAGTGGCAGTACAAGTGAAGTGATGCCTGTTGAAGGTGATGAAGAAATTGTTGAGACTGCTGAAGTTACAGAAGAAGCAGATCCATTATTAAATTTGTTTCAACAAAATGATTCTTTAAACAATGATCAATCAATGACAACTTTATTTAACACAGCAGAAAATCCAGTTAACGCAAACATGACAGGACAACCTGTCGGTATCATGGCAGCTAAAGGTGGAAGAATAGCTTTTGAACCAGGCGGAATGGCTGGAGAATTTGGTATGGGAGCTGGAGTAGGAGCAGATGGTAAAACAGATGGTCAAAGAAGTGGTAGTAATGATAATAGTGGTCCTGCTTATAGTCCACACACAGATACTCCAGAACAAATAGCAGGGCAAAAAGAAATAGATATTCAAAGAGACATTGATCGAAGAAACGAAGAAAAATACGATGATTCTTTAGATCAATTTTACGGTGTAAAAAGATCACAGACAAAACAAACAATTGCTAAAGAAAAATATAATACAGTAAAAAAAGATCTACAAGATAGATTTAAAAATAATCTAGGTAAAAAAGCCGTAAGTTCTTTTGTTGCAGGTAAATTAACTTTTGGTATTACTGATGTATTGGGAAGTTTAAAAACTGCATATGATTTAGATGTAAACAAAAAAGAATACGAGTCAATTTTAAATGAAGTTATAGCAGAATACGAAGCAGCAGGAATTCCTGCATTTACTCCACATACGGACACACTAATTCAAATTGCTAATCAAGAATTAATTGATATTAATCCAATACGAGATAAGGATGAAGAGGGCGAACCAGATGGAATACAACCTTACATAGCTCCAGTAACCCTTGAAGTAGATGAAAATTATGCTCAAGGAGAAAATTTAGATTATAATATGCAAAGTGCATTAGATAAAATAAAAGCCAATCAAGCAAGAAGAAGTGGTGCAGTAGCTACAGGTAATATACAAGATAATGAAATTATGAGGGCAAATAGGGGTGGACTTGCAGGATTATTTAGAGTAAAAAATCAATAGGAGAAAATATTATGAGAGACGATTTTGAAAATAGACCTTATTCAGGAAGATTCCCTTACGCTAAGAAAAGCAGTGGATCTAAAAAACAAGGTGCGAATGCTAGACTTGACGAATCTTTAGGAATGAGAGATGGAAAAGAATCTACAAAAACTCAATCTTTTAAAGATAGAAGAGACGAATCAAGAGGAGTAGAATAATGAATTCATCGAGAATGAATAAACTGGAAGAACTTGGAAGAGTTGATTCAGAAAAAGCTTTTACTAAAAAAGGTAAAAGAAATTTAAAAGACGAAAAGAAAAGAATCGTCAGAGAACTTAAAGGTGGCGGCATTGCTCAAAGAGGAATGGGAAGAGCCTTTAAAGGTGGAGGATTAGTATAATGAAAAATTGGCAAATAGGATCTGGTTTTGTTAAAGAACCAAAAGTTA